TGTATCAATGTACGAAAGAACCACATCTAAACTACTAGCTGTATCAGAGACTGCTTCTAACGTATCAGTACTTGCTAAAACAATTTTTGCTCCGCCTTGAATTAATTCAATAGCAGAATTAGGTGGGATAACAACTCCTTTTGCAAGGAAGTAGTCAGCTCCGCCTTTTGCAATTTTAACATCAATTGCGATTGTTGATGTTAAAATATTACAACATCTAATACCTATTACTGCATCATAATCCCCAGCTGCTAATAAAGTAGTATCACCTGTTCCAATTGTTCTAACTAATACATTTCTAAAATCTTGTGCCATATTTTTTTCCTATTTATAATGCAACCGCCATTGCTAAAGCAAAGCCAGCTGACGCTGCTCCTACTGGTGTACCTGTTGAATCCAGATAAACCGATTTACTTGCAGGCATTGTACAAAATACATCTAAAGTGCCTGAAAAATTAATTTTAGCTGTACTTCCTACAGAATTATTTAAAACTGTAGTTCTTGCAAGAGTATCAGGTGTTGCATCAGTTACTGTACCAATACCAACTTCCCAATTATTTGTTCCTTGTTCGTGAATCGCATAATAAGTTGTATTACTATTACCAATCCCTGCAACAAAAGTTACAAAACCAGTTACAACACCGGCAAGATCTAACGTGCCTGTACCTGTAGTAGTACTAGTTTCTTTTACTCTATCATTTATAACTAAAGCCATAAAATTTTTCCTTAACTCATACTAATAATTGCATTAGCCGGTGAAGCAGGATCAGGGAATGTAATAGTGAAATCACCATTCGTTGCTGTCTTTGCTCCGCCAAAATCTAAAACCACTACTAATCTATTTGCTGTACTATCAACTGTATCTGTATTGTAAATTGCTGCATAAGCTGCAGTAAAAGTTGCACTTGACCAAGTCACATTTGCAAAATCAACTGAAGCAACTGCTGTACCTGAAGCAACTCCATTTCTAGTTAAAACTTTAACTGCGTAGTTAGAGCCTCCACCAGAACTTACTTCGTCCGTAGCTGAATATACAGTACTTGCTGTTGTGTATGGAAAAGTTCCACTTCCAACATACAGAGATAGACTAAAAGCGTTTCCTCCAGATGCTTGGAAATCGTGTTGTCCCGAAAACAATGCACCTCTGAAACTAAACGGTATTATATTTGCCATATTATTTTATCTCCTTAATTGCTTGATGGTGGTTTTACGTTAAGTTGAGCGCGAACTTCACCATCTTGATATTCGTCTCTGCGTCTGATACCGATTTGCTCGATAGCGTACGATTCTAAAGCTTCTGTATATGCTTTTGTATAGTATTGTAACATATCCTGTGGACCTTTCAAGTACGCATATGTATTTACCAGACAAGCATACAAAAGTAAATCCTGATATTTATTTGATAAATAAGTTCCTACTGTAGCTGGAGCGGGACTAGAAGTCGTATCTGTAATAGTGTCTGGCTCTTTGTCATATGATATTGTAATTTCGTAAGTTTTATCAGGCGTTGGGGCTACTACCCAATAAGTTTCATCCCAATTTGCGTAGTATTTTGGAATATCTACAGCTTGGGTTCCAGGTGTAGAATAATATTCTGCCATAAAACTAGTGTCTCTTTGCTCTAAATAAAACTGATTTCCTGCTTGATCTTTAAATTGCACATATCTAATTGCTCTTAAATCTGATGGAATAGTTACATATCTATTTCCAACAATAGCATTTGATGTTGCATAAAATACATTTTGATCTGTATCAATAGCTCTTGTAATTTTGTTTTCTGCGTTTTTAATAATTGTTCCTAAAACAGAATCAGTTAAAACTTTTGGAGTACCTGAATCATTATCTACTTCAGTATATCCTCTAATATCAGTTCTTAAATTGTCTAAAGTGTATGCCATTATCCGTTTACTACTCCTAATGTTACTGGTCCTGCTGAACAGTTTGCTCCGCCACCTGATATATTTCCTGATGTAGCAGTACTAGCACTTGTTATATAAAAATAATTTATAGGTTGTGTTAAAGAATCTGTTGTGGTTGCTCCTGTAACATTTCCTGCTGAATCTATTTTTCCTAATGCAATTGTAAAACCACTTGCATTATTTAAATCACTTACATTATCAAAAGTTGGAATGTTTGCAAAAGCTTGTAAGTTTTTTGCATCTGCTGGATCAGAACCACCAGGTCCTGCAGAAGTTACTTGAGGATTTCCTCTAAATCTTACTATATCACCCGCACTTCTTTGATGATCTTCTGAATAAACATTTACATAAGTTGCTCCACCATATTTAATAGATGTGAACGGATTATTACCTAAAAGAATTAAACTTGTTTTAGACGCGGGTTGTGGTCTTGGATTGTATAAAGCTTGTGGATCACTTCCTACAGGTTTTGGACTTAACTGTGGTTGCTTTGCCTCAAACTCTGAACTGAGAACTAAAAATCCATTCCATTCTCTGACCATTTCATCGTAAGGAAATGCCATTCCTGATCTATCAGAAATTGCTAATGCGTGTTTACCTGATGCGTACTTACCCATTATATTCCATCTCCATAAAATGTTTGTGGTGAAATGAAAGTAGATGTTCCTTGATTATCTGCATCAAGTGCTCTTAATAATTCACTTTCATATCTTCTTTCCAATTCTTGACTAGTGGCTGGTGAATATTTTAAACTTAAATAATAAGCTAGTCCAGACATCATACAAGGATAGAATCTATTTACTACATCTGATGTATTATTATAATCTCCAACATCTTGAATTTTAGATAAATAATAAAAACAAAATTGAAAATTACTTGGTGTAGTTGTACTTGACACACTTGAACTTGGAGTTGCATATAAAAATACACTTGGATTTAATTTTCTTTCTACATAATATTGTGAAGGAGTTCCCTTTGTTAATTTATTTGGTGTTGCTGAATAAGCAGACCTATCAATTTTTGTAAGGGCTATATCTACGGGTGCAGTAGGTGTAGAATTATTTCTGTGATATGCTTCTAATACTGAATCAATGTCATTAGGAAAATTTTCTGAATCAGATGCATAGTTATATTCTGCTTGTCCTTCTACTAATGGAATTTTTGCAAGTTTAACTTTCCATAAATGGACTCCTCTATTTCCCCATTCTTGAAACATTATATTTAAAGATCTTCTTGCAGATCTTAATTGGTAACCTGTTCTAGTTCCTCTTACACCTGTTCTTTCAAAAGCTTCTTCTATAACTTCATCTATTTGTGGATTAAATTCTGTAGTTTGAGAAGTAGGTGAAATAGTTTGTGCAGTATTACCCATACCTGCGTGTGCAGTACAGTAATAAAATAATAATGGAGCGCCTGTGGTTCTAACCGGTGCAACAACTATAGTTGTTTTTGCTCCAGCACTTCCTGGTGTTCCTGTTGTAGTAACACCTGTTGTGTAAGCTGCTACAGGACTGTTATTTGGATTTGTAGAAAAAGCTAGTATGTGTGTAGCGTTAGAAGAATCTGCTTGATCGAAGATATAAGTATTACCTTCTTGTAAATAGAGTACAGGACTGACCTCACCGTTAATATAAAATTTATTAGCGGTACCATATTGATTAGTCCCCGATGCTACGGTTACTGTGTAAGTTATTGTAGCCACAATTTTACTCCTACGTAAATGTTATAGTAACACTTGCTGTAGCTGTCAAATCTAAATAAATGCCTTCATCAAAACGAATTCCAGAACCTGGAAGATACATTTGTAGACCTTCAGTCCCAAATTCGTATGTAGCAACTGTTGTTCCACTTGCTCCACCAGTTTTGAATATTAATTTAGACCCAGAAGCTGCTTCAGCTTGAATAGAAGTTAATCTAGCCAGTTGTGTTGTAGGAACCATTTGTCCGTCTCCAGTAGCGTATGCTACTAATTGATCACTTGAATATGAACCCATTTGTTCTCCTTAAAATTTATGTGTGGGCCGGAGCCCACACTTAATTAGTTATTAGCTTAAGTTATTATTTTGTTGGTACAAAATAGTAGCTCTAATTTCACCATCACTCGTAGCACCAGTACTCGTCCATGTCAGTTTTAGGTCTGCAGTTCCTGTATCAGCCCAAGCCAATGCACCACCAGCTTCTGTTGTTGGATATGCTCGTCCAACTCCTGAAGCGATTGTAACTGAATATGAGTTAAGCAAAGATGTGTTCCCACCAACTGTATCTCCAATACTGAAAACACATGTAGCACCAGCCATTACTGTAGGCTTGTCAAGTACTATATCAATGATTTGTGAGTTAGCTGGAATAACGACA